GGTTCTTCGCCACGATGTCCCGATAGCGGGCGATCTTCGCCAGGGCATACCGGGCGACAAACAGGTCAGGGTCGATGGCGTTCAGGGCTTGCAGGGTCTTCGCGCCGATCTTCCCGTCTGGTGTCGCGCCCACCACCAGCTGCGCCAACTTTGCCGCCGTGCCAAGTCCAGCATTCACGCCGAAGTCGAAGATGTTTCCAGCTACGTCTTGATGCTCGACCTCATCCAAGCGAAGCGGGTGCCAGAAGTTGGAGCGGTAGAACTGCCGCACCAGATCAGCGGGGGGCGTTTCGCCTTGGTCGATCACTCGCCAGCCAGGCCAGTTGGGATGGAAGGCGCGGGCGATCCCGGCATAGGTCATCCCGCCTCGGTCATCCTTGACCGTGTGCAGGACGTAACCCCCTTCATTTCGCAAAACTCTTTCAAATGAGGGTAGAAAATCGGCCATAATCAAATCATCCTTCACGAGGCTTATATGCTAGATTCACTCGAACAGTGGCGACCAACCGCGTACCCAAATTTCTGGGTATCGTCTTTTGGTAGGGTGCGGCGCGATGCGTACACCCTCACAAGATCAGACGGGCAAACTCGCAAGATGCCGACGCGTTTCTTTGGTGGCAACCTGAGCCCGAATGGATATTTGTATGTATCACTGAAGCCGCATCGGGATGCAGCAGCAGTGCACGCGTTGGTTGCGTCCGCTTTTTTGTGCGAGAAGCCAAAGTCGGCCAGAACCGTGAACCATAAAGACGGCAACAAGCTCAACAATCGGCTAGAAAACCTTGAGTGGGCAACGTATCAAGAAAATAACCGACATGCTAGAAAGCTGCTGCTGAACCGCCAGCACGGAGAGCGATGCAACTTGACGAAGTACAGCGACGATGTAGTAGATGCTGTGCGCATACTTGCCGACTCTGGGCGGTTTACAGCCGCCGAAGTTGCTGCTTTTTTCGGCATGTCTGCAAGCCATGTTTTTGAGATAAAGAACCACGTAAGCAGGGCAGTTAAAACCGCCGAAAATCAGCCATGATCCCGCCCTCGTTGACGATCATGCGCTCAAAAGCTGGCAGGAACTCAGCCATAGACGATCCTCCACCACAGGTAAGGCCAGATGACCAAGATGTACATGGCGGCTCCTTCAGTACATGCCCATTCGGGCGCGGTGCTCTTCAAGCTCCCGAGCCTCTTTGGCCTCAAGCGCACGAATCTCGGCGCGGGTGAGCTTGTGCTTGTAGTACCAATTGGTTGCAAAGCCCAGCGTGGCGATCAGCAGGCCAGCCAGCCCAAGAAACTCATTGCTCGTCCACCACCCACCCAGCGTGATGCCGGCCCCGGTGTACATGCCTTTCGAGGCGGCTGAGGCAACGATGGCCTCGGCTGTGTGCTGTGCTGTGTCCTGCATTGTCTTGCTCTGTTCGTTGTGCTCAGTGTTCGTCGTCGTTGTGGTTGCGCGTAGCCCTATGCGGGTCACAGTGCAGCATCCACCCTTGTCTGAATCTGGAAGATGGCTGATAGCTCGGCGTGCAGCTCCGCGCGAACAGCCGCACGTATTGCCACAAGGTCGGCGGGGGACAGCCCAGTGAACGTGCCACCAGCCACCGCCCAAGGCGCGTTGACTTTGCTCGCCTGCACCACATGCCTTGCCGTGACCATGTGCGCCTGCACCAGCCCCGGCGCGTTGATGGTCGAGCCCTGAACAACAGCCCGAGCGCTGGCGACGTGCGTTTGCCGGATGCTTGGGGCGTTGACGGTTGAGCACTGGGCGACGGGTCGTGCTGTGACAACGTGGGCTGGCGTGCTGCCAACATCCACCGATGGGGCGTTGACGACGCTGCTTTGCGCGACCGCTCTGGCAGTGACCGTGTGCGTCTGAGTCAGGCCAGGACGTGTGACTGTGCCGCCCTGCGCTACGGGCCGCGCTGTGACGATGTGCGTCTGGACGATGCTCGGCGTGTTGACCGTGCCGGGCTGCACCACCGGGCGAGCCGTGACAACCGTGATGCCCCCAACCTCAACAGTCGGCGCGTTAACCGTGGAGCCTTGCGCTACGGCGCGTGCGGTGACGACGTGAGCCTGCGTTACCGCTGGACGGCTGACGGTCGCGCCTTGTGCGACAGCACTTGCCGTGGTTACATGCGTTTGCGTCAGGCCAGGGCGCGTCGTCGTGGAGCCCTGCTCGACGGGATCAGCGGTGACGGTGTGGGCTGTGCCGCCACCACCCGCACCCATGTCGAAATACACGCGGCGCGTGGTCTTGATCAGGTTGTACGGGTATCCCGACTCATATAGCTCAAGGGCCAAAGAGTCAGTCAGTGACCTCCACCCACCATCAGGGGCAACACGAAGGATCGCCGCCCACTCAACGTCACCCTTAAACTGCCTCAAGAACCCGCTGCTGCGGTGTTGAGCGCCGTATGCAATTTCTCTTGGGACTCTAGGATCGCCTGCGTATGACCCGGCTTGGCCTACCGTGGCTGGCTGACCATCTACGTATGCGACACTAAAACCGGCATTGACCCCGCTGATCTGAGCGAATACCGTCACCCATTTGTTCAGCCCTACGGCAGACCTCGCATTAAGGTAAGCCCCGCCTGATGTCAGCAAAGCTGCGCCCGCATTACCAGACGGATCGAATCCTACCCCGAAGCCGCCCTGAGACGCCGAATCGTAAACGCCGAACGCCGCCCCGGGCGTGCCAGATTGGGCGCCAGTTGCCAGAATCCTTGCAGCGACAATCAAACCAGTGTGGCTGTCACCTAGCCACACTGGGGAATTAACTTGTTGTGCTCCGTTGAAGGTGGCGATCTTCCCGTTAGGGCCAAGTGCCAGACCACCTGGGTTTCTAACAACCCCCCCACCGATTCTGTCAGTGAATCCCGCATCAGCAAATGACAGATACAGAGTCCCACTGTCATGCGCCCGCTGTAGGTCAACCGAGCCGCCAGATTGCGGCTTGGTGATGCGTCGGCTAGGCAGTAGGATCATGCTGTGGCGACGCTGGTGATCTCAGACAGGTAGGCTTCGCATGTCACGGCCTGAGCGGTGTTGCCCGTTACCTCGACCTCCAAGTGCATCACAGATGGGTCAATCGTGATTGACTGCTCCGTCACCACGCTGTTGCCAGTCGATGCTGCAAAGCTCCAGATCGTTTTCCAGTCTGCGCCCGCAGACGCTGCGGTGGGTGTCGCGCCTGCGTCATGCGCGATCAGGATGTTGACGGTCGCAGGCACAGTTGGGCCGGTCGCGCCGTTCGTGATCTTGACAGTCAGCATCCCTCCCTGTGCCGTGCGCAGGTCAGCCGTGCCGCGCGTTGTCGAGCCTGCTGCGTTGCTCGTTGCCGCCGCAATCAGCGTGCGGGGCGTTTTGGTCAGTGTGGTCGTGGTCATGCCAGATAGCTCCCATCAGACTGCCAGCGTCGGCTGGGTGGCCTTGATCACCACCGACTTGAGCGTGATCGGGTTGCCGGAGGTGATGGGCTGGTCTGAGCCTTCTTCGGTGACGTAGAGCACCTTGGAGTTCGTGGCATCGACCACGGCGTAGTGATTCGACGGGCCAGCGGCAGACGCAGCAGCGACAGAGCCGGTCAGGTTGTCGGTCGAGGTCAGCACTCGGTCATTGCCGGATGCGCTCCACGTCCAGTTTGCCGTGGTGACTGCCGCCTCACTGAGACTTGCCGCGTTGACCGTGGCGAAGCTGTCGCCAAATGTGTAGCCGCTGATCAACAGAATCTTGGTGGCGTTGGCCTTGACGTAGGCGGGGCCGTTTTCGAGTACGTCAGCATGGGCGAAATATGCCATTGTGTTTCTCCGTTATACGTAGGTCAGTGATGCCCGGTTGGGCCAATCTGCGCGCAGGGCATCCTTTGTAGGGATGCGCACTTCGGCCTTTTCGCCACCTAGATCAACCATCAGATCCCTCCTGATACGTGCGAACACCGATAGCGCGCCCCGTGGCATCGCGCACGATCACTTTCGGGGTGTTCATTTGCTGAATCACGGCCTGCAAGCCATCCATGACGCGCAGCATGTCGTCCTTGATCTGCACAACGTCCCCAGATGGCGCGCCGCGCAGTTTC